GGGAAGATCGGGGCAACCACTGTCGCCAGAGGTGAACCGGTATGACGCGCCGCCCGCAGCGTCGATCCACCGAGGGGCGAGAACAGATCAAAGGCCGGACTGCCGAAGTTCGGATCTGTCATCACCGTGCCCAGACTGCGCGATACGCCGTCCGCTCCCATGGCATACGGCACCAGCCAGCGGCGCAAGGTGGCATCGATCTGGACCAGACCATAGCGGGCACACAGTCCTGCTTGCTGATCCGCCAGATAGCGACGAGACGGCGTTGCGACGATCAAGGCATCCAGCGTGAATCCGGATGGCGTCGCATCGCTGTGAAACTGCGCCAGCCACCACCAGCCCGCCGCACCATCGGCCGCGAACCAGATCTCGGTGTCCTCATCCATGCCCCAGTCGCTGGAGGCCATGACCACATCCAGCGTGGCCACCATGTCGCCATAACTTGCGTGTGCAGAGCACAGCACCGGGCCATTGGCGTCAAAGGAAATCATCCAGCGCGGCGTGTCGTCCTGCATGGCAGTGACTGGTGCCCCGGCCTGGATGAAGTGGAAATACTCTTCCCACCCGGGTTCCGTCTGATCGTCCAGCACGGTGACGAATCCCGCCTGTCCGAGATGGTCCTTGAGGGGCAGATAGAGTTCCTCGTACATCGTGACGTCGTCCATCATCCCGGCCGCAAAGGACTTCTTGAAACCAACCCGGCTCATGCGCTTTCTCCATGAATTGCCAGTGAGGCATAGTCGTTGGCCAGACTCACGGTGCCGGCGGGAACTTCGCGTCGATACCAGAGCGGCAATGCGGCCGGTTGTGTGGTGAAACTGACCTGATTGCCCGTGACCCAGGTCCCGCTCCAGGCCAGTGCCTTGATCGTGAAATACGGGGTACCGGTCGCCGGGTTGATCGGCGCGTAATCCGCTGCGGTGGAGCCAACTGCAGCCAGAGCGCCGACGGTTTGCCCCGCGACGGCGAACGTCGTGGCGCCTGTGAAGGTCAGCGTCCAGTTGTCAGCGACGGCGCCCTTGTTGTGCGCGACCAGATTGCCGAGCGTCACTGCATCGAAATTGCCGGCCACGCTGGTCTTGGCAATGTTGGTACAGGCCGCCACGATCTGCGCAGTCGGGAAGATGCTGCTGACGAGGGTATTCGTCGTCGCGTAGGCATTGGCCAGTGCCGGACTGAACGTCAGCGTAGCGAACTCGGCCCCATAGGTCACGGCGGACACCGTCACCCATTCCTCGTTGCCCGTGCCACCGGTACTGGGCCGGTCAGCGACGCGGACCAGGTCGCCGACCCGGAAGGGTTGCAGGATGGCGTAGGCGGAGGGGTTTTCGCAGAGGAGTTGGAGTTCGGTGGCACCCGCTGCCGTGGCGGCATTCAGCGTGCCGATGCCGTAGGGGCGGCTGGTGATCTGGTCCTCGGTGTCGGTGGTGGTGCCTGGCGCGAAGGTGACGAAGTCGCCGGCCGGCGTCAGTGCATCGAGGAACACCCGCACATTCATCAGCGCCACATCCTGCGCGCTGGCGATGTGGATGAAGGCCTTGCGCCACTTCACCGATCCGGCCAGACGCTCGGCCTGCGAGACATCAGGGAAGAGATTGTTTTTGACGCCGGAGACCAGTTGGGTGCTGGCCATGCGGCCGCCGTTCTGGGCGGGGGTGGTATTCGACATCAGGGCGGCAGGTCGCCACAGGATTTCTGCATCCAGAATGGGCATAGCGGTTTCCTTTACGTAAAAGAGGCAATGCCCGTCCCTCTCGCTGCCAGGGCAGCAAGATCAGACGGGCGGAAGGTGGGGTGCTCCGACCTACAAGGTCATCAGCTTCAGCGTGCCGAGATAGAAATCCCCCGGTGCCGGATTGGGACGGGAGATCAGCGGTGTCGCCTCGAAAGCGGGTGCCTCGTGATGACGGAACATGACCAGCCAGGACTGGCCGCGCAGCGTCAGCGGGTACATGGCCCCCGGACTGCGTGCTCGCAGTTCAATGGCTTCGACCTGCTCGCGGGTGAACCACCCAGCATCCGGTTCCGAGGTCAGCGTGATCTGTGTGCCGCTCTGGATGCCGCCATAGAACACCACCAGCGAGCCATCGAGCGCGCGCTTGACTGATTGCGCTACGGCGGCATTGGCAAACTCATCGGTCCAGACCAGACCATCGGGCAAGGGGACGCCGTCTAAAGAATTGATGCTCATGTCCAGATCACCTCCACGACATTGGTTCCGTTTTGCAGCAGGGCATGAAGTTGCCCGTCGAGATAGGCGGGAATCCCGCCCGGGTAGTCCGCCTCCGCGAGGCCGGTTCGCGCCAGGACCAGCGTCGGATGCTTTGTGACTTGCGTCGAGATACCCCGGTAAGTGGACGAGCCGTTGTAGGGCGCCACCAGGCCATCGACGAGATACTGCTCGACCGCACTGGCGTTGGCCCAGTCACCCACCAGGGTCGTCGTGCCATGACCATCCGCCGAGGCGGAACTGATCGAGAAGCGGCGTCCGTAGCGACTGATATAGGTCTCGCGGCTCATGCTGGCCGTCTTGGTTTCCTCGAAGGGATCCCAGCGCCAGCGGGCAGCCTCGTACTGCGCGTTGCCAGCGACGGTGATGGCATTCATATCGGCGATGATGTCCCAGGCCACTGTATAGGGACCGCCCAGTGGCCAGGTCCAGATCTTGTAGCCCTGGCCGTTGTCGAACAGCCAGTAACTCTGAGATGAGGTGTAGGCCGAGTGGTTTTCGTTCATAAAGCAGTCGCCGGTGAAGTCCTGCGAGGCAACCACTGACGTGACACCGTTGGCGGTCGAGGTCAAGGCAAAGCCGATGGTCTGCAGATTCGAGCCGCTCTGGTCGAGCGCGGTTGAGGGGCAGTAGCGCGGACTGTAGTTGTAGCCGGTGTAGCCCGGCCCGGACTTCACGTAGTAGCCCCCGGTCGGAAACTGGCTGCGCGTTACACCAGGGACTGCCACTTTCTTCTCACCACGAATGATCACGGTGACCGTGAGTCCGGTGGCGTATTGCGATCCCAGCGTCACACCCGGATCAGTATCGAAGGCGAACACCTCCTGCGCCAGCGGCACGGACGACACGCCACTGGGCTGATGCCAGTAGCGCGTATCGGCAGCACCGTAGAAGCCCCACGCCTCGGCACGCTGGCCGTCACTGGTAACGATCAGTGCCGCCGCGAAGTCATTCTTGTTGAGATAGACCCCATCGGCGATCTGCTGACTGGGCAAGGCCAGGCCCACGATCCCCTTGCCGGCGCCACTGACGCCGCTGGCAAAGCCCTGCATGGTGATGCCGGTGGTCCCCGGTGGCAGCGTGCTCATCGGCAGCAGGAACTCGACCAGATCGCTTTGGGCGTTGGCACCAAGATTCCGGACGATGACCGGATCGGCCCGACCGCCGCCTGCGCGTGAGGCAAATCCACCCAGCGGCAATACCACCACCATGCAGGCCGCGAAGGGAAACTCGTTGACCACCCGCAGGCGCACGAAGACCCCAACCCCATTGACGGCACGCAGTTCGACCAGGCGGAACGCCGCCTTGTAGAGTTTGATGGTGCGTAGTTCCACGGTTTCGCGGAACGCCGCTGCTTCGGCCACGAAAGGCGCGCTGCCAGCGGTGAGCAGGTTGATGGCGCCGATGGTGCGTGTCGCCTGCGCACACAGTTCCCCGTCGTAGCGCACCTCGATCGCAACCTCCGTCATCGCAAAATCCACGACACCGGATTCATGGGTCCACGCACCGGCTGGATCGAAGTAGTTCCCCTCATCCGGCGCATCGAATCCTCGCCAGGTGAACGACCCGCTGTAGCCCCGGCCGGAATCCGGTGTGATGGGCCAGGACGCGCCTATCGCTGATTCCGGCGTGACCGGCTGAGCGAACCAGAAACTGCGTCCGCTGGGCGTATGGCTGTAGCGATGCACCACCAGCCAGCGGGGGCCCTGGGCGCCAGGCTGCGGGAAGCCCGGCAGATCGATACGCATGCGTGCCAGATCGAAGGCATCACCACGCGCTTCGAGTTCCGCCGATGGTGCCGGTTGCCGGATCAGATCCCAACTGACCCAATGGTTGAACACCTTGCTGCTGCTGATGCGAAAGCTGCCGTTGGTGAAGAGCTTGTGGATCACCTGCGACCACGGCAGGGTCTGATCGGTCGCGCTGAACACGGCGGTATCGGCCAACTCGCCACTGCCATTTTTGGTGGGCGGCGTGCCTTGCGCGGTCATCACTGTGTTCTGGAGATACGTGTTGCCGCCCACCGCGACCGGCCAGTGCAGGACATGGAACGGGATCGGCGGACAATCAGTTGTACTGCCGGCACCGCTACCGCCTGTACCGCCAGTGCCTCCTGTTCCACCTGATCCACCCGTCGCGCCGCCAGATCCATTGCCAGTGGGCGAACTGATGCGCAGTGGAATGAGTGCCTTCAGTCCCGAACCGCCGCCGACAACGGTTGATCCCGCACCGCCACCGCGCAGCTGACTGGCCACACGAACAGCGACTCCGGATTTCGGGGTCTGATCCGGAGGAAAGCGACTGGCCAGGCACTGATTGACGGCATTCACTTGCGCGGTGGCCACCTGTTCGCTCAGTTGCGTGCGCAGCAGCGATTGCGGCCGCCAGGACTCGGTTGCCACCGTGAGCGCGTCGAGCCAGTCCAGCAAGGTCACTTCACAGTGGCTGACTTGCCCGGCGTCGACCAGTTCATCCCGGCTGGGCGTATCACAGTCGTAGAAATGCACCGTGACAGCGGCCGGCGGATTGGAGGCTGCGCTCATGAGGCCCGCGAAAGTTCGCGCAGGGCACTGGCCAGTGCCATCGCCGTATCGCGGGAGGACTGCACCGTATGGGCCTTGCCACCGACATGGAAGCGCAGATCGACAACGTCCCGGGCCGGTGTGAAAGAGGCTCCGGTGCCAATGGGTGCCTGGGCAAGGATTGACCCGACCGCACCGCCGGTCGCAAAGCGTGGCAGTGCAGGCATCGCCGGCAGCAGTCCCACATTGACCGCCTCGAAGAAAGCCTGGCCGAATTTGCGCACCGACGCGGCACGCACTACGAACTCGCCGGCCGAGAGCAAGGCGGGAATGGAATCCGAGGTCTCTGTGCCGGGGCCAGTGATTCTTCCGGTCAATCGTCGGAATCCGGCAGCGACAGCGGCTCCACCATCGGCCAGGCGTTGAACCGGATAAATCAGACCACCACCGGCATTGCTTTGCACCGTTTGCACATAGACGGTATGCACGCTGCTGGTCGGTCGCGTCAGTTCCGATAGTGCGTTGCGCCAGAAGCTGAGATCAGGGCGCGGGGTATGGTTGGCCTGGGTCGGTGCCGAGAGCGTGATCTTCAGATCCTGGACGAATGACGCCAGTGCCGCGCGGGGTTTGTCGAAGGACATGGTGGCCGGTAGTTCGACGCCACCGGCGGCCAGGGTCGATTTGAGCTTCTCGATGTCGGCCAGGACCTTGCTGGTATCGGCCTCGACCTTCTGCTGCAGGACGCGGTTCTCGGTATCGGCTTTGAGTTTGTCGAGGCTGGCCTCGGCCTCTTTCGTATCGGCCTGAATCTTCGCCACCAGTGCCTGGGCTTCGGTCAGCGCCTTGAGCTTTTCCACACCGGCGCGAGCGGCCTCGATATCGATATCGAGTTGCCATTTGTCCTTCTGCAGCAACTGCTGGCGCAGCTTGCCCAGTTCTTCCGTGACCGACGCCAGCGAACGCTTGGCTTCGTCGGCACCGCTACCGGCGGCACTCGCCGCCTGCTTGTGGGCATCACCAAGTCCTTTGAGCGCCGCATCGGCAATCGCGGCCGACTCCTTGATCTGGCCGATCGCATTGGCTGCCGCCTGGCCTTCGGAAACGACCGTCTGGGTGACGGTCTTGCCGTTCTGCTCGACTTGCCGCGTCACGGCCGAGGCCGAACGTTCCGCCAGGGCAATGGCATCCTCGGCGAGTTTGCGCGCCTGCTCAAAATTGCCAGATGCCAGGGCTGCACGTGCCTGGGCTTGCTTTTCATCAATCTGGCGCAGGCGGTCCTGATAGGCGGCGTACTCATCAGCCCCCTTGCGAGCCAACTCGCGTATCCGGTCTTCGACCGACAGACGTAGATTGAGGCGTGCTTCATCGGCAGCCTTGGCCGCCTGCAGATGGCGCTGTTCCTCGGCGATCAGACGGTCGACGGTGGCGCGGTAGGCTGTCTCCAGTTGGCTGTAGAGGCTGATCCGGGCATCGATGGCCTGACGCTCGACCGCCTGCACATCCTGGCCCGCCGCGCGAGCCAGAGCGACCGAGGCCCCATAGCTGGCGCTCCACGCTGACTCCATCTGCCGCGCTGCCGTCTCGATGGCGGCGATTTTGTCGCGCTCGGCGGTGAGCAGCGTTTGCGCCGAATCACGAATGGCGGCCGCTTCAGAGCGATACGCTGTCTGTGCGGCGGCTTCCTGACGCTTGTAATTGGCCTCAATCTCGGTGACACGGGCATCCCAGATCGCCTTGATGTCGGCGGCCACCTGTTTGTAGTTCGCGCCGAGTTGCTTGATGGTCTCGGTGGCTTTCTTGATCTCGGCATCCATCGCCTGCCGGATGGCCTCACCGACCTGAGTTGCGGCACCCTGGACCGAGCGCAAGGCCTCGGCCGTGGCAGGCAACGCCGCCTTGAGCCGTTCGGCGGCCTGAGCGGCCAGGGTCATCTGGGTCTTGACCGAGAGGGTTCCGGTTGCCCCGATTTCTTCCAGAGCGGCATTGAGTTGCTGCAGTTGTTCGCTCTGACGCGCCAGTCGATCTGTTTCCTGGGTCATTTCCCGGATCTGCTGGATTGCCGAGACAATGCCCCGGCCGATTTCCCAGACGGCCACGGCGGCGAGCACCGGAAGGAAGCGCATAAAGGCGGCTCTGAGGAGACTGACTGCCTCCAGCAACTTGGCGACCGCTGCCACACCTTTGACGGCCAGCACCGCGAGCAGGATCTCTCCCAGAATGCGCAGGGTGGCGATGATGGCGTCACCGTGACTGGCCAGCGCGACCAGGGCATCGGCCAGACGCTGCAGTGCGGGCAGTGCCGCTTCGGCAATGCGCATCGCAATGCCCGAGAGCGCCTGTTTGACGGTATCGAGCGTGTCGTTAAATTTCTCGGCGGCGCGGGCGGTGTCGCCACTGATTTCCAGGCCGAGTTCCTTGAACTTCTGCTTGAGTTGCTCGATGCCGGCCCGTCCCTGATTGAGGAAGGGAATCAGATCGACACCGCTTTTGCCAAAGAGCTTCACAGCCAGCGCCGATTTCTCTGCCCCATCGGGCATGGCGGCGAAGGCGTCGGCCAGATCGAGCAGGACGTCCTCGGTAGGCCGCAACTGACCGGCCGCATCCTTGACCGAAACACCCAGTCGGCTGAAGGTTTCAACCTGCTCCTTAGAGCCACTGGCCGCCTCGACCATGGCGGTGGCCAGCTTCTGCATGCCCTTCGCCAGACCTTCGAGGGACACGCCGGATTGCTCGGCGATCGGTTTGAGCAGCGACAGCGACTCCACCGAGATGCCGGTCTTCTGCGACAACTTGGCGAGATTGTCCGCCGTATCCAGCGCCGCCTTGCCGGCAGCCACCAGTGCACCCACCGAGAGCGCAGCACCCATTGAGGCCAGCAGGCCATTGACCGACTTGGCGGCCGAGGTGATGTTCTCCAGACCCGACTTGACCGAGGCGAACGCCTGCCGGGTCTGGTCTATCGCGGTGATCAGTATCTGGGCGCGGTCAGAGGCCATGCTTCGTCAGTTGCTGCAGGATGGATGAGGTCAATTTCGGTAGTTGTGAACGGACAATGCCGGGCAGATCCAAGCGGCCACGCAGGGTGACCATCGGTACCAGCACAGCAATCGGAATCTCCTGGCCACGCTTGATGGACTTGGCACCGGTGCGTCCGCGCTCGGCACGCTTGAAGCGGCGCAGTTCGGCGGCGTTTTCCTTGATGACTTCCGCCATGAGGATCACCTTGCCGTTCTTTTGAATGAAGAAGGCGTTACCGGTGCGCATCAGGCCATCGATGACACGTCGGAAGGCCTTGCGGCCCAGACGCTGGTGTTCGGGCAGCAAGGGGATCAACATCTTTCCGCCAATCGTGCCACCTCGCGTATGGATGCCAAGCCAGGGAATGCGCGAGCCGATCATCAGGGCGGGAAACTTCGCCGGGCTGCCGGCATAGAGCTTGTGCCGCATCGAGCGCACGAAGCCGGCCTTCCTGACCTTAAACGCGGACTGCATGCGCGCCTGCACCGTCTGCGCAATCTCCCTGCCGGCTGACTTCATGCCGGCTTCCACGGCCTTGCGGATGGCCCGGCGCTTCTCGGGTATCCAGCTATCGAGGCGCTTCGGATCGAGCAATCCCGAGGTGGTCAGCGACAGCTTCATCGTTCAAGTTCCTTGAGCAAGTCCTTGATCTCCGCACCCCCGCCGCGTGCAGCGGTCAACTGGATGGTCAGTTCAGCGGCCAGTGCGTCACGTTCGTTGCGGTCGATGGCCTTCAGGAAAGAGCGAACCTGCGCCAGCGAATAATTCAGGACGTCGCCGTAGTGGTGCCCGTGGGCAATGAGCCGCTGGAGAAGGATTCCCCAATCTGACCGATCCGGCCCGCCAGACGCAGCAGTGCTGGCGTGACCTGGCGGATAAAAAAATCGGCATTGACCTCAAACACCGCTTCCGCCAGCCGAATCGCGCAGTCCAGTGGCAGATCAGCGACCCACTCGCGCGGACGGCGCACCGCGACAGACAATGCAATCACCGCATCGTCGCCGCGCTCGCCAAACAGCGCGAGCCAGTCGACGTCGCTGGTGATGTGCTGGGCAAACGGTCGAATGGCACGCACGAAGGCAGGCAACTCGCCGACCTTCAGTGGTGTCAGGTCCACGGCTTCACCACCGATTTCGATGGACACCGGTACCGGCGGCAAGGCGTCCTGGGAGGACTCAGAGGAAGTGGTCATGGCCATCACCCCAGTTGAACGATGCGCCCGAACTGGCCGAGCACTGCGTCGTAGGGTTTTGAACTGTCAGCCAGTAGCGAGCCTTCCATCTCGAACTTGTTGAGGTCGTTCGAAATGATGTCGAACTTCTTCAGGGGATCGAAGGCGACGCGGTACAACTCGATCAACACCTTGGCATTGCTGGCCGCCGTATTGACGCCTTCGAGCCGCAGGAAGCGCTCCGGCAAGGGTTGCGTGAAGATGCCAATCGCGGTGACGGCGCCGTAGGTGTAGCTGGCTTTGAATGGTGCGGTCAGACCGGTGACATCAAGGAATTGGATCGCCCCGAAATCCACGTCGGCCGTGTAGTGCGTACCCAGCGTCAGGGTGGCTGGCGTTCCGGCCGAATCGACGACCGACAAAGCCGAGACCTTGGGGTGTGCCAAGAAATAGCGGTCGCCGACCACTGGGGTGGCACCGCCGATGGATTCGTTGGTGACGCTGCCACCGGTCCCGGTTTCGTGGTTGCCGTAGATGGCCAGGGCGAGGTTTTCTTTGGTGAATTCCTCGATGGTCAGTGCAACTGTGGCGGACTTCTGTTTCACCAGGCGCAGATCGACGGCGCGCTGACCGGTCTGGCTCTCGTAGTGCTCGATCACGTCGGTCTTGAGGGATAGCGACAGATCGGCCACGTTGCCTGGCGTGCGGACATTGATCGGCTCGCCATTGACGTTGCGTTCGCCGAGATAGACCCGGCCTTGGAAGGATGCGTAGTAGGACATGCTGGATTACTCCTTTGGGGTCTTGGCAGTGCGGGTTGCGCTGGGCTTCTGGGGCTCCACCTGGTCGGCGACGGGTAGCGGGTCGCTGCTGGCCGGGGTGCCGATATCGCGCTCGGTGAGCCAGCGCGCGGTGTGGTCATCCACGTCGATGACATGGCCGGGGGGATAGGCCACGCCACCATGGGTGTGGGTGACCTTGAGTCGTAGCTTGGGCATGGTCAGCCTCCTTGTGAAATGTCGGAAACGAGGGTTCGGTAGGTGATGCGGTAAATGGCCGGGATGGCGATCGCTTCCACGTCGGCGTCTTCCGCCTGGTAGTCCGCCTCCATCTCGGCCAAACTCAGGGCGAGACCGCCGAGCGTGGTTTCGGCCAGCAGGGCAAGGTGGGCCTTGCACAGCAGATCGTCGGCCACGGCATAGCCATCGGTCGGATCACGGGCGTAACTGGTAAGACGTACTACCAGTTCACGTTCTATCCGGTCATTGCTGCGCTTGACCGGTGCGTCCGACACGATGGCCAGAACGAGTGCTGGCGTCTGATCACGGGCAATCGCTGTCGTGGGTTGCCGCAACACCGGTGCCGGTGCGACGGCCGCCTGACAGCAATCCATGACCGCACGGATCAACAATTCCCGCCGCGAGATCATGACAACCTCGTCAGCGTGGCCCGAGCCTCCGAGCCATCGCCGACCAGTCGCACCTCACGGACACGATAGATGGCTCCGCCAATGACGAGTTCGTGACCGGTATCCAGCATCACGTCACTGGCCGGGTACCGGATCGCGTAGTCGGAACTCAAACCCAGGCCATCCAGCACCTCAGCATCGGGAGCACGGAAATCCACCAGCACTTCCGAACCCCCAATTAACGCAGGCGTCAGTAAACCAGCACTACCTGCAGCGTCGTAGAGCAGGCGTAAAGTAGTCATCGATGTCATGTATGAATCGCCTTATGAGGACTTGAGATGGTCAAAAAAGCGACGTGCGCTACGGAAGCGACGACCCTGGAAGCCATCCCCAATATCGGTACCGCGATGGCCGGTGATTTGCGCCAGATGGGACTGATCCTGCCAACTGATCTCGTTGGCAAGGATCCCTACGAGATGTACCTGTCGCTATGCGATCTGACCGGCGCCCGACAGGATCCTTGCGTCCTCGATACCTTTATCGCTGCAACCCGCTTCATGGCAGGCGATCCGCCGCACCCGTGGTGGCACTACACGGCGGAACGCAAACTCAACTTCAAGTCGCTGTGAGTTTCACCAGCACACCGGGGCGATGGCACATCGGCAACGGATTCGACTGCGTGTGCAGATCGGTACCGCGCTCGAACTTGCGTGGCTCCTGCTTGGCGTACAGCGACTGACCCAGCGTATTGACCGTCTCATTGAAGTCGGCCGGCGCGAAATAGGTACCGAAGGTGTCCACCGTGCCGAGCGGGAAGGCATGGGCTTCACCGGGTGCGATGAACTTGCGCACGGTACCGTTGCCGTCTGATGCCTGACCGCGATACTCCTCGAACGTGACCCCGGTATAGGTGAAACCGGAGCGCACGTCGTTGATGAGCATGATGCCCTGCTGCCAGTTGGTGTAAGCGGTCTTGACCTCCTTGTGCGTGGTGAGCGCTCGGAAGAATTCCGGCGAACACAGCACATGGACGCCCGTCATGAACTCGCCCTGCAACTTGTCCTCGATCGCGGTCAGTAAGTCGTAGCAATGCCCCTTGATGTCGCTGTTGGCATTGGTCAGATCGAAGCCAACCGTTTCCTGCGACAAGCCGAATTCGCCGAACAGGTCGTAGATGGTGCTGCCGTCCGCATCGAGGATCTGGCCCTTGATGGCGCCCATGCGCAGATGCTCCAGGGTGATCGCATGCTTGTTACGCATGGTCTCAAGATGCCGTGCCATCACACCTGAGATGGCGTCCATTTCGGTTTCAGATCCGAAGGCACGGATGCCCTGGACTTCTTCGGGCAGCACCACATCGTCGTGCGGGATGTGGGGGATGACGAAGGAGCGCAGCTTGCGGGTACCACGCTCACCGACCGTCCCCGGCGAACCGACCGGACGAGTCGGCAGCAGGTTCAGCTTGCCGGCGTACTCCTCGACGATGATCTGGCGGGTACGGACCGGCTTGGCCGGGAAGAGATTGAGTTGCTCGAGGCGGCCGTAGCGGTTGGGCAGGATGTTGATCGCTGCCGTGAGGCTGGCCATCGCGAAGCCGGGATTGTCGAAAGGATTCTGCATGTTTGTATCTCCAGAAAGGTGGGGTTAGGCCGAATCGCGAACCAGGATGCCGAGGGCAGTGAGTTGCGCCGTGGCGGTTGCTTTTTGCGGTGCCGTAATGCCTGCAGGCCAGATCAGTCCGTTACGGGCGACGATGGCGTGACGGGCAATCAAGAGGGCGTCCTCACGATCAATCAGCGTGGCGTCGGTGTCGGTGGCCAGCACGCCGATGGCGGATTCGGTACCGTCACTGGCAGCCGGTGCCAGGGCGTGCAACTTGCCGTCAGCGGTTTTGCGACCGAGTACGGTGCCGATGGCTAGGTTCTGGCCGGCAGCGACGACAGCCGCTTCGCGGGAATACAGATTGGGCGCCTCGTACTTCAGGACGTCACCGAGGTTCTTGCTTTGGGTCATGACGGGCATCGCTTACTCCTTGGAAATGAGTTTCTTGACGGCGCTGACGATCGGCGAGGTTTCCGGACGGGAGACCTCCTGCGTGCCGGCATCAGCAGGGATGGTTGATTGAATCGGTGTAGCGTCCGAGCGGGCCGCCTTGGCCTCGATCAGCACCCGGCGTACTTCGGCTTCGGTTTTGCCAGCCGCGATGAACTCGGCGGCCTTGTCCGGGGCTCCGGCGATGAGGCACAACTCGGCGATGGCCTGAGCCGATTGAGTCACTTCGCGCCGGGCTTCGGCCACCAAGACTGCAGCGGCGTCGACACCGATCATTTCGGGAACAACTTCAACTTCTTGTGGATTCATTTTTTGCTCCTGTGTGGGAGTCGCCGCCTCGGTTCGAGTGCCTGCCCGAGCCTGAGGCGACTTGCGGCTTCGGGAGCTAAGAAACAATGAGAAATCGGCCAGTGCCGATTCGAAGGTGCCGACCGCATCAGCGAGTCCAGCGGCGATGGCATTGGCACCGAAGTACAGACCAGCCTCCGTGGAGCGCACGTCATCGGTGGCCAGCGTGCGCATCGAGCCCACGTGCTCGACGAACAGGCCGTAGAGGCGATCAACCTCGGCCTGCAGTTCGGCCTTCGCTTCATCGGTGAGGGGCTGGTGTGGCGAGAAGTCGTTCTTGTGCGTGCCGGCGGTCACCGCCGTGTAGCGGTAACCCTCATTGGCGTCCTTGACCGACTGGTCGATGTGCAGGGCAATCACGCCGATGGAGCCCACACCACCTGTCTCGGACACGATGAGGCGATTGGCGGCGGAACCGATGGCATAAGCCGCCGAGTAGGCCGAGTCGTTGGCCACCGCCCAGATCGGTTTGACGGCCGAGGCTTCGCGCACCCGCCGCGCCAGTTCAAAACTGCCCGAGGCCTCACCACCGGGTGAGTCGATATCAAGCAGGATGCCGGCGATCTGGGGATCGGCCAGTGCGGATTCCAGCATGGCGGCGATTTCGGTGTAACTGGTGAGGCCCGAGGCCGCATCGAGGCCAGCGGTGCGTTTGACCAGCGTGCCATGCACGGGAATGACGGCAATGCCGGGGGTTCCCGAAGGCATGTTGCGCGGCCCCGGCAGCGCCAGGTCGGCGGCAGGCGGCTGGATGTTCAGTCGGTCTCCAAGCACGGCCAGGATCACGTCCAACTTGGCACGATGGACGAGCAGTGGCGTCCCGAACAGGCGGGATGCAAGATGAGGCAGCATGGGTTACTCCGTTGGTTGGTCGGCGGGTTCTGCCGGGTCTTCCGGGTCTGGCCGAGCCGGTGTCTCGGCAACCGGGACACTGGGCACCTTGTCGTGCCGTGGATCCGAGTCAAAAACGAGTCCCAGTTGGTCGGCCCGCTGGTTGTCCGTCGCAATCTCGCGATCGACATCCTCGGCGTCGTAGCCATAGGCCGAAATGGCTTCCGAGCGGCTCATCAGGCCCGCCCGGATGGCCAGTTTCATGGCGTTGAATTCCTTCTGCGGATCAACCCACTGCCAGCCCTGCGGAATCCACTTGGCCGCCTGGTACTCACGCTGACGTCGGCTGTAGCCTGGCAGCGGTAACGCACCTTCCAGTGCGGCCTGATCCATCCAGGCCCGCCAGATCGGCCGGCACAACTGATGAACGATCACGCCATGCTGAAGTGCTTCGCAGCGACGACGAAATTCCAGCAGTCCCGCCCGGATCGACGAGTAATTCACCTGAGTCAGATCCCCGGTGAGCATCTCGTAGGTGATGCCCATCGCGGCGGCCACGGCGCGGAACTGCTGGCGCATGAACTCGGCGTAGGAACTGCCGACATCGGCCGGGGCCGAGAACTTGATGTCCTCCCCGGGCTCGAGGATTTGTAAGGTGCCGGGTTCCAGCCCCGCCAGTGCGACGCCATTGGCGTCTGCCGAGCCTTCGCCGAGCAGGTTGTCTTCCGGGCTCATGCGCGTGATGAAGCCGGCGAACATGGCAGCGGTTTTCTTGCGCACCAGTTCGGCATCGTCGTATTGGTCGAGTTCGTTGAGTTTGACTAGTGCACGCGCTAGCCACGGCTCGCCCCGGATCTGGCCGGGACGCAGCGGTCGGAAGAGATGAATTAGTTCGTCGGCCGTTACGCGCACCGTGTCGAGACCACCTGATCCTGACATCGGCGCCAGCGCACCATCGTTCGGATGGGATCGGTACAGGTGGTAGGCTACACGACGACCGAGCCGGTCAAACTCAATACCGGCGCGGATCACGTTGCCGTTGGTCAATTCCCGGTTCATTCCCATGGGCAGATGCTCGGCTTCGAGCACCTGAATCTGCAACGCTACCGGCAGACCATCCTCGGGACGCCTCCAGCGCAGCCGCACCAGCGCTTCGCCGCCTTCAAGCATGGCCCGACATGCCAGTGCCTGCAGACCATAGAAATCCGTGAGACTCGAGGCATCGGCAAACTCGCACCAGTCCCACCACAGTCGCTGGATGGCTTCGCGCTGCGTGGCATCCGCCACCATGCTCTGCGGCTTGATGCCGGTCCCGATCGCATTGGCGACAAAGGAGTCGACGCCAGCAGCAGCCCAGGCATTGCGTCGGACTAGATCACGGCTCTTGGCGCGCAGACTTTCCTGTGAGTAGGCCAGCGCCGCGACAGCACCCGGGTTCGACACCGACCAGGCCAGCGTGCGCCGCCCCTGTCCGGCACCGTCATAGACCGGCGTGCCGCCGAATAATTGGCGACGGATGTTTTTGAGCCAGGCCATCAGAACCCCTTGCCGGTAACGACGCGGATCTGTCGCGGGGCTGGTGGGATCAGGCCCGTGTTGGCCGCCTGTGCGGACAAGCCACGCTCGACGGCGCGAATCGCCTCCTTCAGTTCCTCGACCGAGCGATACTCGACGGTCTTGTCGCCAAAGGTCACGCGCTTCTCGCCTTTGGCGAGTGCGGCTTCGAGGGCAGTCAGTTGATCTTCTGTGTAGGCCATAGATGTCAGGCGACCTTGATCGCCACTAGATTGCTGCCTGCCTTGACCACGGCGTTGGAACCACCGACTTCCGAGGCAAAGCGGATTTGAAGCGTGCCAGCCGTTGCCCCGGTGATGACAAGGAAAGATCCGGTCGCGAGCGTGTTGGCATTGGCGACATCGACGCCGGTGCTGGCCGCGCCCGTATCGGCGGCACGCTGGTTGGCCAGCGTTCTTGCGGTCAGTGAGGTCGGTGTGTTCCATTGCGCGACATGGGTTGCGCCACTGGGTACCGTCTGCGTGAGACGGAGTCCGGTATTGGTCGCAGCCGTCTGGAACATCACGCGCGCATCGATCGCATAGGTGCTGTTGGCTGCCAAGGCGATGGCCAGACCGGTGACATTCGCCAGTGTCGTCGTGTTGTTGGTGACGTCAGCGGCCAGTCGAACGGTGGATAGACGCGGCTCCGGCACCAGATCTATCCATGCCGTGCCATCGCACCAGTACGGATGATTGTCGGACGACAGGCGCACAATGACCCCGGCGATAGCGGTCGACGCGGCAGGCAACGCCGCGACGACAGGCACCACGCGATAGGACAGATCCTTCACCGCTTAGCCCATCACCACGACGCGGTAGGCGTTGCTGGCCGGTGCCGCTGCGAAGTTCAGACGTGCCGTGTTAGTCGTTGGCAGGCTCACATCGCAGGTAACCTGCTCGTAGTTGCCGGAGGCTTGATAGACCTGGACCACGACATCGCGGGTGGCGAAGTTGTGATTGACATCGAACTGGGTGCTGCTGCCATCACCGATCGTGGCTTGGGCGCGACGGGTCTTGTTGGCCCAGGCATTCAGTTTCAGCGGCGTGACGATGCGCTGGTCATCGGTACCGGCATCGGTTTCGGATTGGGTGGCGATCTCGGCAATGCCGGAACTGGTTTCCGAGGCGGCACCGATGGCCGCACCGAATTGCAGCCAGGTCACATCATCCGAATCCAGGATGAAATTGACTACCGACTGCCGCCAACTGGTACCGGCCGAGGTGCCTTCTTCGACGGTGGCGACGGCTTGTTCCAGTTCGCCGCTGGTCGAAGCATCGAGGCTGCGCGTCATGGCGACGGCCGCGCCGTTCCAAATGTAGATTCCATTCTCGGAGCCGACTGTCTGGGCCTTGACCAAGACGCGATCGCCGACAGTCAGCGTGATGCCATCAATGGACGCACCAGGTGAGGACAGATTGACGTTGGCCTGGCTGGCAACGCGGCAGGAGTCCTTCCACGCCAAACCTTCGACGGCCGAGTTGAGATCCTGCTGGCGGACCGGTTCGTCCGGATTCACCGGGGCCGGCAGATTGCGGATGCGGGCAACGCCGCCAAAATCGAGATCAGAGAGTTGCTTGCGGGACATGTGTTTCTCCTGTGTGATGACTACGTAACAAGTGACTAGGTAAGACGAGCCACCCCGGCGACCGGAATGGCGAAGTGAATGACCAGTTGGTTCGGGCCGGTGTGCACGACATCGGCCTCGATTTCGTTACCACCGCTATCGAGAATTGCCACGGCGGGCCGGAACCCCAGGTTGTGGTTGATCGTCCAGAGCGTCGTTGCCGACACCTGGCTGTGGGTGAAGGCAATGCCGCTGCCCCCGTTGCCAATCTCGCGAGCGGCCAGTTCGTTGATCGCGGTGACCAGATCCGACTTGGCCGAGGTATTGAGCTGATGCAACGGGCCGGTGCGGGACTCGACTTGCTGGAACATCTCGGCAACCCGCGTCACGAAGCTGTTCAGTTGCGACTGCAGGCTCATGCTTCATCCTCAGTTGAGCCAACGGCTGCGGATCAGGCGACGGGCCGGTCGTTGATTGGCTCCAGAAACAACAAGGCCACCAGAATCGGTGGCCTCGATGGGTTGTTCGGTGACCGTCTCCGGCGGAGACAGTCCGAGTTGTCGTTCAAGTTCGCGCCAGTGACGATCCTCGAAGCGATCGAGGCCGGAGGCGGCAGCAGCGGCCCGGGCATAGACGTAACAATCGAGTGCTTCGTTACGCTCCCGCATCTTCTGCCACTCGCGGATGGCGAAGCCGTTCCTGTCACGCCGGGTAATCAACTGCTCGGCGCATAGTTGCTGCAAGAACTCGGCATCCACCTTGGGCAGATGGACGAAGCCGGCCGGATAGCGGATCGTCACGCCGTCCTCGGCCACCTCCGGTGCCTTGCGCAGGTTGTTGTAGAACTCCAGCTTGGCGATGCCACCGGCGACTGAGAAAACCTTGATGCCCCGGCGCAGCTTTTTGCCGCCAGATGTGGCATCGACGGCAGTCGGCGTGCCAACCAAGGCAGCCCCCCGGGCGACGCCTTTGACGGCCATCAGACGCGGGTCGCGCACACTCCGGACAAACGCATACGCTTCCTGCGTCGCGAAGCCGGTATCCAGTGCCAAACGTCCCAGTCCAAGCTGGCAGCCGGTTTCATGTGTCCAGGTTTCCCGCAGTACGCTGGCCAGTGCTTTCCACACCTCGTCGCGGGCGGTGTCACCCATCAGCACGCGATGCTCGACCAGCCAGGACTCCTTGCCTCTGCCGAAAGCCCACACCGAGACCTCGATGCGATCCTTCTGGACGTCAGCACCAGCGCTGAGCAGGAGGCCACCCACCGGGATGGTCCCGATCCGATAGTCCTCGCGGCGTTCCAGCAAGCGCTGCCAGTCGGGCGCTTCGCCTTCCTCGACCCAGGTTTCCCCGAGTTCGGTGTTCTTGAAGGTCTTGATAGCGGCAGCGGATCCGGCTTCCTTACTGATGGCACTCTCCCAGGCAGCCGCGACATCTTTCCAACTGCGCCAGCCGATTGGGCTGTACAGACTCGACAGGTGGAAGCCGGCAGTGCGACTGGCACCCTCAGCCATCGCCCGCCATTCGCCGTGCTCCAGCATCCATGTCTTGTGGTGTTCCGGGATTGGCACCTCACAGGATTCGCACACGTAGGCTGCCGTGTCCGGGAAGTTGCCATCCTCACCACGCTCCCAGCGCAGTTGCTCGAAGCGCAACCATTGCCGGTGACCACAGTGCGGACAGGGCACGAAGTAGCGTCGCTGGTCCGATGCTTCGTATTCCCGTTCGATGGTGCTGACACCGGCAATCGTTGGGGTCGACACAATGAAGACCTTCCGCCGGGAAAACGTCCGGGTACGGGCCTCCGCCAGGGCCACAGCATTGCCCTCGCCATCGACATCAATCGGATAACCATCGACCTCGTCGAGGAAGAGATATCGTACCGGCATCGAGCGCAGTCCGACCGCGCTGTTGGCCCCAGTCATCACCAGCACGCCACCACGAAACTCCTTCGCCAGTATCGTATTGCCCGAGTCACGACTCCTGGCTGGCGCGATCAACTCACGCAGGATCGACGATTCATCGATCAGCGGATCGATCCGTTGCTTCGAGTTGCGCTTGGCCATTTCCACGGTGGGCCAAACCGCCATCATTGGACCCGGCGCATGGTGAATCACGTAACCGATCCAGTTGCTGCCCATCTCGGTTGCGCCCAGCTGGGCCGCTTTCATGAACACCACGCGCTCGACCGGCGAGGTCGGCGACAGGCAATCCATGATGGCCTTCAGATATGGGGTGCGACTGGTGCGCCAGCGGCCCGGCTCGGACGATGCCTTGGAGGACAGCATGCGATGCCGGTCGGACCACTCCGATACCGACAGCAGCGGATCAGGGACAAGCCCCTCTCGCCAGGCACGCTCGATATCGAGGGCGCCTTCGTACTCTTCCTGGTCCATCAATCCACTCGCGGCCGCATGTCGCCGAGTTCGATCAGGTGATCGCGCACAGCAGACTCCAGGGCGACGTGCAATTGATGGGCATCGATTTCCAATTTGGCAGCCATCTCGGCCGTTATCCGGGCTGGCCAGTTGAGCCAGGCATCCCGTTCTGTCCTCGCCAGCCGGAACACATGAGCGATGGCTTGTGACCGATCAACCAGGTCACCCTTGAGTTGGGCCAGGCGCACCTTGTTGGTCTGGGCTTTGACGACCTCGTTGACGGTCCTGGCCTGTAACAGCGAGGTACCGCCAGCGGACAACGGTGGTGCAACAGGTTCGACCGGAGTGCTTGCTGTGCGAATCGGCTCCGCTGCTGACGAAGCTGTTTTTGCATCGGCTGGCTTACGAGCCGCCACGGTGTTTTGCGCCCACTCCAGGTCGGCCCGGTTCGGTTCGATCGTCCCATCTACCTCCGGCGTAATGCGGCCGGTATCGATCGCCTTCTTGACTGCTACATGAGAGACGCCGCGATGGCGGGCGTAGGCGCGTATCGACAGACCCATGATGTACATCAAGCCAATCGCAGAAGCTTTTAAACGTCGCGATTCAGTGCTTGGCTTTCCTCCAGAACAGCGCGTTCATGCAATCACCATCACCACACACGAGGGCCACAGCATGAACAGCAAACAAAGCATCGAAGCCAAAGTCATCGACACCAACCATCACCTACGCGGCTGGATGGACATCCAAGTCGAGTTCGACCAGGGCAAACCGATTGAGGTCGTCCACGACGGCAAGACCTACTCCTTCACGGGCAAGGACGGCGTCTGGATGTCCACCGGTCGCGAAACGCGCGAAATGGCCACCCTCGAAGATGCCCGCCTCTGGATCACGCTGGACGGGCGCATCGTCCTCGAAGACTGAACATCACCCCACTTACACGGAGATCAACATGACCACCACAAGCAAACTCACCGACACCCAGCACCAAGTTCTGACCCACGCGGCCGATCAACCTGAGGGCCGCCTCACCTGGTTCCCCGAAGGGGTCAAAGGTGGGGCGCGACAAAAAGTTATCGCCGGCTTGTTCAACAAAGCCCTGATCACCAGCAACGGTGGTCAGGACTGGTTTGTTGCTGCCGAGGGCTACGACGCCCTGGGGCGCGCACGACCGACGCCGGCGGCCACTCATCCCGACCCGGAGGTTGAGGCCGCCGTGTCGGCGGCTGAGGCCAACTGGGCGCAAGAAAAGCAGGAAGCGGCAAAACCCCTGCTCAAGGTTGGTGTCGAGGGCAAACCCCGCACCCGCGAGACCAGCAAGCAGGCCACGGTAATCCAGATGTTGCAGCGTCCCGAGGGCGCCACTATCAGCCAGATCTGCGCGGTCACCGGCTGGCAGGCACACACGGTACGCGGAACCTTTGCCGGGGCAATCAAAAAGAAACTCGGGCTCAACCTCACCTCGGACAAGGCCGATGGCGGGGATCGTGTGTATCGCCTGGCGTGAGCCACAAACAACAAGGGCAGCCCGGTTAGCCGGTACCGCCCTTGCCACACCCTACAGGAGCTGGATTACTTCTTGGCTTTCTTCTTCGGTGCGACAGCGGCCTTGAAGCCAGCGCCAGCCTTGAAGGTTGGAACCGTTGTCGCAGCAATTTTCAGCGCTTCGCCGGTCTTGGGGTTCTTGCCAGTACGTGCGGCACGCTTGGATGCCTTGAAGGTACCGAAACCAATCAGCGCGACATCATTGCCCTTGGCAACGGACGCGGTAATGATTTCGAGCAGTGCATCGATGGACTTGCCGGCAGCGGCCTTGGAGACCTCAGTCTTGGTGGCCAGTGCTTCGATCAGTTCCGATTTATTCATGGTGGTGTCGCTCCCTTGGCTTGGAAAACCAGTGATTCTCCCACCAATTGAACTTCCATCATAAAGAGCTTGGCTTCGTGATTGAACAGCGCGTTCATACGCACATCGCATCAATCAACTCGAAGGAGATCACCATGCAAACCAACACCGCCCTCCAGCAGCACACGAATTACGACGCTGACGACCATGCCTACCTGACCGCCAAGGGCTGGACGGATGCAGAGATCCTCGCGCGATGGGACGCCGAAGCCAAGTGCGGCAAAGGACCTTGCCGGTGGCAAACCGAGTCCGCCCGTAACAAGCTCGCCGCCGTGACGGGTCGCAAGTAAGCCCCCAACTTTTGAGGAGTGACAGATGGAACCCACCAACACAGGCAACGACCAGGAATCATCGATTCGCTGGCTGCTTGAAAACCGTCGACCCGAGGTGTCGCGTGCTCAAGCACTTCGCATCCTGCGGATTGCCATTGCCGGAGACTGCCAGGCAGTACGTCTGCTCGATCAAATGGACGGCGAAAATGATTCAAAAATGTTCGACAAATAGCTTGGCTTCACAATCAAACAGCGCGTTCATACGGGTGTCGCAACGATCAACCCGAAGGAGATAACGATGACCACCCAGCAAACCATCCCCGCCACCCAGAACGAAGCCTGGGGCTTCTTTGGCACGATGAACGACACCGCCGCAGCCGCCTGGCCGATCGCGATGACCGCAATTTCGGATGCCACCTACCAACCCCTCGAATCGGTCAGGCTGTTCCTCGACAGCCGCCACGGACGCCATTTTGCGGACGACGTCCTAAACGAGTTGCTGCGGGGTCACACGATCCAGCAGGCCATCGACGCCGCAGTAACGCGGTGGATGGGCTGGACGATTGGCCGCCAAACCAGCAAGGACTACGGCATCCCCAAGGGGCTGCCTTACCTCACAGGCTTCGTGATCCACTGCGAAGTGACCGACGAGTCCTTCGAAGCCGAAGCAGCGTAAGGAGATCGCCATGGCTGCCGTCGTTACCACTCCGCAAATCGAAGCCAACTACAACCAGTTCATCACCGAACTGACTGCGCTCACCCGCAAGTACGGGGTCGCGATCAAGTCAGTCGGCGGCGTCTACCTCGCTGACGATCCCAGCGAATTCACCAACGTCCGCTACGATGCCGACATCACCAGCGGCGACCTCCTGCCGGAGTTCCGAAACGACTGATAGCGCGTCGAACGCCACGCCATCAGACTGCCGGGTGGCTTGCGCCCCAGCGTAGTCTTGCCAGCGGCGCACGATTACATCGACGTACTTCGGATCCAGTTCGATCAGCCGCGCTTTGCGGCCTGACTTGTGCGCCGCGATCATCGTGGTGCCTGACCCGCCGAAGGGATCCATCACCACATCACCCGGGCGACTGGAGTTGCGTATTGCCCGCTCCACCAGTTCCACCGGCTTCATGGTCGGATGCAAATCGTTCTTCTGCGGTTTCTTGATCTGCCAGACATCGCCCTGGTCGCGATCCCCGCACCAGTGACGATCGGCGCCCTCGGGCCAGCCGTAAAGAATCGGCTCGTACTGACGCTGATAGTCGGCACGCCCCAGGGTGAAAGTGTTCTTGGCCCAGATAACAAAGGTGGACCAGTGGCCACCGGCAGCACGGAACGCCGACTGCAAGCGATCCAGTTCGCTCGATGACATGGCCACGTAGATGCCGCCCTGGCAATGCGCCACGGTGGGCGTCAGTGCCGCCAGCAGGAAATCGTAGAAACCGTCGCCCAGGTTGTCGTTGAGGATCGCGCGATCCTTGCCGCGCATCTTGTCCTTGGCGCTGTTGGCGTAGTTAACGTTGTACGGCGGATCGGTGAACACCATGTCGGCAATCTCGTCGACCAGTAAAGCTGCGTAGGCATCCGCATCTGTCGAGTCACCGCAGAGCACGCGGTGCTCCCCGCAGATCCAGACATCGCCAGCCCTGGATACAACGGGGCCTGTGTCTTCCGGAACAGAATCCTCGTCGGTATCGCCTTCGTTGGTCGTTTCCTCACCGGCCAGCAGGTCAGCCAAGGCATCGGCATCAAAGCCAGTCAGGGACAGATCGAAGTTGTCATCTTGCAGCGCGGCCAGTTCGACCTGGAGCATGGCGTCGTCCCAGCCGGCGTTCTCGGCGATGCGGTTGTCGGCAATGACCAAAGCGCGACGCTGCGTC